TTAACTAAAAATCCATTGGATAAACAAAATATGGTAAGCCCGGGTAAAGCTGATAAGATTTATACACTTGTTGAAAAATTAGAAAATGGTCATTTGGCTTATGTATCTGATAGATGGTTTTTAATTGATGACAAAGGAATTAAACAAGTTTTAATGGAAGATTATGTTAAAGAAGAAGAAAGAGTAAGAGAATTAAGAGTAATGGAACAAGCTTTAACTCTTGGTGAAGTAAATAAAGAAAAATTCACAATTAAAATTGATGAAAATATTACTTTAAGTCTTTCTACAAAAAATGATAAGAATTTATATATCAACGAAGAAAAATTAGATCCTGAAACAACACTTGAAAGTATTTTTGCTTCTCCGATTATTCCTTATTTAAAGAAAGATTATTTTATGATTACTAATACTGTTAAGGAAAACATAGATAAAATTCTTGAATTAGATATCGCTTTAAAAGTTCATAATATCTTACAACCAACTTTAGAATGTTATGTATTCAATTATCAAGATGGAATGTATTTGTATAGTAAAGATGCAAGAACAGGAAGTATTTTCTTACAATACGAATCAGTTACAGAGCTTATTAATGATATTCGTAAGGATTTAGATTTTGATGTGACTTATTTCTTTGAAAATAAATTATCAACCGAATTAAAGAAAATCAAAACATTAGAAGATAAAGAAAAAGTTGTTGAAAGTCAAATTAAAGATGCAACTCTTGCTATTGATGAATTAAAAAATGAAAAAGAATTATTGGAATCAAATAGTGAATTGAAAATGTTCTACAATAATTTATTAACTCATAGACAAAATTTATACGTTGAATTAAATACAACAAAAGATGAAAAAACACAATTTAAAAAATCTTTAGTTCGTTAAAAATAATAATTTGTTTTATGAAAAATTTGAAAAATTTTAATGTTTTTGTTAATGAAAATAATGATGATATAATGAATCAATATCAAAAAAGTTTAAAAAGAACAAAAGCAAAAAAAGAAAAAGCTAAATTAACAAATCTAACAGGCATTGAGTACTTACAATCGTTAAAAAATAAAAGAATTGATAGATTAGTAGATAGACTTTTTTCAAGTGACGATTTAGATAAAAGAATGGATATTATTGACGATATTTTAATGATTATACAATGGGAATATGAAAATGATTATGATAGAGTAGAAGATAGCATTAAAGATTTATCTTTGCATTAAAATTAATTGAAATTAAAAAAATCCACCAATATTATTCTTTTGGTGGATTTTTTTATTTCATAATTTTTTATTAACTTAATATATTTTTCTTTTTTGTAAACTTTTTTATTTTATTTATATATAACAAACATTCAAGTATTTAAGTATTTAACATTTTTTTAGGCTTTAATTGTAAAACACTTCCAAAATTATCTTAATTTACTAGGCTTTTATTTTTACCATCATTTAAAAAATAATGACAAAAATATGGCAAAATCTCCATTCTACCTAGACGATGATGAATTTTACTATGAAATAGTATTATCAAAAGGAAAAGGCTTTTTAACGAAAAAAGCTGAAGGTATGTTAATTAAAATAGCAAATAATTTTATTAAAAGAAAGTCTGATTCCTATAAAGGTGATGATAAAAATGATTGTGTTCAGACTGGATTATTGTTCATGTTCCAGAATTGGAATAATTTTAATGAGAAAAAATACAAAACAGCAATGCCCTACTTTTCTGAAATTTTTAAAAGAGGAATAGCACAAGGTTATAATGAATTAAGAAATAAAAAATCAAATCAAGATGCAATTACTATAATAAGTTTGGATTCTTGTAATGATGGGGATGGATTCTTTAATATATAAAAATAAAACTAGTATATATGGGAAATAGAATACCACCTAAACCAAACAACGGAAGATATAAACAAGGTCGTTATATCTGTCAAAATCCAGATAAATATTTAGGAAATTTAGATACTGTATATTATCGTTCTTCATGGGAACAAAAATTATATTATTATTTAGATACGAATAGGTATATATCCAGATGGAGTGCTGAAAGTATTGCAATTCCTTATGAAATAAATGAGAAAGGAATGTGGAGTTCACATCGTTATTATCCTGATGCTTTTTGTGAAATATTAAAACAAGATGGTAGTACTCAAAGGGTTGTTATTGAAATAAAACCTTGGAGTGAATTTAGTTCAGATAAAGACGAGATATTACAACCTCCGAAAGAACCAAAGAATAAAACAGCAAAATCTTTGAAAAATTATGAATATGCTTTAAGAACATTTCAAAAAAACATTATTAAATGGCAAGCAGCTAAACAATTTTGTGAAAGAAGAGGAATGGAATTTTTTATTATGACACCAAAGTTTTTTCAAGAATCAAATAAAATTAAGCTATTTTAATTATGACATTTAAAGATGAATGTATGGCTTTATTGGGAGAATATGGGAATAGTTGGAGAAATTGTGTATATGATTCAACAGAAATTATTTTCAATTTGAAAAATGATAATAATCACGAAGAATTAATTACAAAACCAATTAAGCTAATACCTCATAAATTTTATTTGATGGAATATATTTATATAAAAGATAAATATTTTACAGAAAAATATTCAGAAACTAAAGATGTTCCATATTTAAAAATATGGTGCCCTATTTATTTTTTGGGATTCAAATTATCAGATAAAATAATAGAAAGACAGAATACAAACAAAAAATTAATTATGTATGCTCTGAATTTAGATTATTTACCATATAAATATAGAATAACTTTATTTGATGAAATATTTAAAAGAAATAAAGAGTATATTGATAGGAATAAAAATTTTCATACTGAAAAAAATGGAAATGTTTTAAATGAATATCCATTAAAAAATGTATCTGCTTTAACAATATACAATATGTTGAAAACTAATGGTGGTTATGAATATTGTTTGACTGCATATGATCCAACTAAAATCGTAAAATTTAGTTTCGGACAACCAGAACTTTATTCTATATCTACAACAATTGCTCAAAGAATTATGTTTGTTGATTGTAAATTGAAAAATAAAAAAAATATTATAGAAACATTAAGAGAAAGAGAAATTGAATCTGAAAGAGAAAAAATAGAATTAATTTTAAAGTCATTAGATGATTTATTAACAGATATTGAAAGTGATGAAAAGGCATTATATAAAAAGTTGAGACTACTAGAAAATTATTTCGAAATTGTTTAAAACTTTTTGAATATTATAAAATAATATATAGGATCAATCAATTCGTTGATTATGAAAAAAATAAGTTAATATTGTGGCAAGTTATAAAAGTGATTATTCAGGTCAAGGAGCACCATCAAATCCAACTATTTTTAATAGAGTTTTAAGAAGTTTATCTAATGTATTTGGTGGATTAGATTATAATGACATGAAAATTAGAAACGCTTATGCTTTGGGTGTTCACGAAGAAACAAGTGATGTTGCTTTTCACCCTCAAAGTACAAATATGTACGATTTATTTACGAAAAAAACCATAGCAAGATTTTTAGATAAAAAATCAATTGCATATTTAGATAGAACCTATTTAGATAAACGTAAAATCTTAAGACAATACTCTATTAAAGATGAAATAAAAGATTTTATTATTCAAATATGTGACGAATGTATTATATATGATGAAAATAATAAATTCTGTTATGTAAAAGATTTACCAGAAACATTCGATCATACCGTTAGACAAAAATATCAAGAAAATTTCAATAGAATAATGAATGAATTCAATTTTATTGATGGTGTGGTCGCTTGGAATTATTTGAGAACTTTATTAATTGATGGTTATTTAGCTTTCGAAATTATATATGATGATAGACAAAAAGCCATTATAGATTTAGCACCTTTGGATCCTTTAACACTTATTGTCGCAACAGATCCAATGTCAAATACAATGGTTTGGATTCAGTTTCCAGATAATCCTCAACTTCGTAGGGTTTTACTTGATTCTCAGATAATTTATATTTCATATTCAAATAATAATGAATATGGTGATACTAGTTATATTGAGGGTTTAATAAGACCTTATAATCAATTAAAAATGTTGGAACAAGCAAAATTGCTTTACAATATTAATCAAGCTTCGTTATATAAAAAATTCATAATTCCTGTTGATGGTTTATCTCGTCAACAAGCCGAACAACAAATATATGAATTGATGAGTGATTATCACGAAGATGTTCAATGGGACGAACATTTGGGATTGGTTTCTATGAATGGAAGTACAAATATTCCACATAGTAAAGATTTCTGGTTTCCATCATCTGCTGGTCAAACACCAACTTTTGAAATAGTAAAACCAGAACAAAACAATTTAGCTGAAGATGTAACTCTTCATTGGTTTTATAAAAACTTTAAAAGAGCAAGTAAGATTCCATTCCAACGTCACGAAGAAGAAACTGGTGGAGGTACTTTATATGATAGTACAACACAAATAACAAGAGATGAAATAAAATTCAAAAATTATATCACTAGACTTCGTACAATATTCAAAGAAATTCTTACGAAACCTTTGAGAATTCAAATGGTTTTAGATTTTCCAGAATTAAAGAAAGATGTCGTTTTTGCAAATTCAATGAAATTACTATTTAATTCAGATGTATTATTCGAAGAATGGAAATATTTAGCTAATCTAGAAAAAAGGTCATCAATCGCAGCAACTTTAAGTTCCAATTTAAGGGATATGCAAGATCAACCATTTTTAAGTGTAGAATTTTTGGCTAGACGTATCATGAAATTTACTGATGCTGATATTGAAGAAAACGAAAAATATAAAATGATTGAAAGAAAGAAAGCTATGGAAAATGCTGGAATGCAACCACCAGAAGGAGGTCCCGGTGGTGGAGGTCCCCCGGGCGGCGGTGGAGGCGCACCGGCATTTGGTGGCGGAGGAGGCGGTCCAGAACCCGGTGGAGGTTCACCCCCACCAGAAGGTGGTGGAGCTCAAGGTGGAGCACCATCTCCGGGTCCACAAGGTGGACCGCAGGGCGGTGGAGGCCCACAAGCTGGTGGTCCGCCGCAAGGCGGTGGAGGTCCACAAGCTGGTGGAGGAACACCAACAATATAAAAGAAAAAGGGGAACTTAGGTTCCCTTTTTTAATGTATTACTTATTTTATCTTTTATTATTTGATTTTTAGATGGGTTATCAACACCCCAATTTTTCATACTTGTTTCTTTTCTTTTGGACTCAGAGCATTTTCTACACAAATATTTATCTCCATATCTTTTATATTCAAAAAATTTCATTTTTCTAGTATTTCCACATTTATCACATATAGTATCAATTACTACTTTACAATATGGTGGTAAATCATCAATTGATATATTTTGATAACTAAACATATCAATTTTATAACCTTTTTTTTTATAATAATTTATATTTCGTCTTGAAATATAAATTGAAACATATTTTGTTAATATCATATATTATATTTCATTTTTAAACTTCCGCTATCATAGATACGATATATTTTACGTTCCAACATTATTTCGTGTTCGCTTTTTAAAGGATCAAACCCTTCGCGAATTAATTTGTCTTTTCTAAAATTGAAACGATAATATTTTTTATTACCAATAATATAATAATAGTTAGGTGGTGTTTTTCTAACAAAATTAAATCCTAGTTTTTTATATAAATCTCCTTGACTCCACGAACGATCTGCATAACTAATTACTTCTTTCGGTTTGTAATTTTTAATAAAGTATTTAAAGAGTTTATCTGCCCCACCGATAACAGAAGTATTTAATTTATTACAAAAACGCAACAATTCATAAACATTATTTTTACTTTTCAATCCCATTGATTTTCTCTGTTCTCCAAAAGTCATTAAAGAAACTAATTCATCATTATAAAACAAACCCAATTTAATTTGTGATCCAACAAATCCTTGTAAATGATTAACTTCTAAAAAATCACGAATCAATTTATTATCTATAATTTTTTTTATAATACATTTACGAGCATAAAATTTATTCGGTGTTTGACCAAGTAAATTTAAAATACGTGATTTAACTATATTTGATTTATATAACCAATCATCTTCATAGATATGTATTAAATGTATTCCTTGTTCTTCACACAATTCAGTTTTTATAAGATGATAATTATTATTTTTACCCAATTCATTATGCCAAAACAATCCATTAAATTCAAATGCCAATTTTAAATCTGGCAAATAAATATCTATTTCATAAGGTTTAATTATATTTCTAGGATTTAAAATGGTGGTTTTAGTATAATTATTTTTTATGAAATTTTGTAATTGGATTTCGAAACCACTATTTGAATAAGAACCAATTGGATTACATAATGTACACAATATTGTTTTGTAAATTGAATATCTTTCATGTAAAATTAAAAATGGTATTTTATATTCTTTGTGACATTTCTCACATTTTATTTTATAGGATTTATCTATAAAATCAATATCTAATATATCTAAATCTTTATATAATTTTTTTAATTTTATTGTTTGTAGATATTTTGATTTGGATGGATTATCAACACCATATTTATTAAAAAAAATATTTTTAATAATTGATTTAAATTTATCAGAACCAAAAAAATATTGATTATCATATTTTATTAAATTGGTATTTTTTATTTTATCTAATATTTTTTTTGATTCTAAGGGACTATTTGTTTGATATTTATTTAAACATGTTAAAATTGTTTTTTTTCTGTTATTGTAATTTTCATCATTATATTTTTCTTTTTTTGTTTTTTGTATTTTTTTCTTTGTAGTATCAAGGTACATTTGATGTTCAACTCCACATTTGTTTAATAAAGTTTTTTTATTTTTTATACTACTGCATTTTGAACAAGTATAAATATTATATTTTTTAATATTCTTATTGTATAATTTATAAGATAATATTGATTCTTCATTATTAATATCACATTTGACAATTATCTTTTTATGACTATTTTTTTGTAGATCTTTAATTGGAATAATTATAATATCTTTTAATTTAATATCGTATCCTAAATTTTTATAATAATCAAAATTCTGTTTTGTTATTTTAATATCTATTTCTTTAGTTAAAATCATAATTTTTTATACCTATTTTTATTTATATATAAAATTAAATAGGTCAAAAGTTTCTTTTTCATAGAAAAATGTTGATTTTCAATACTAATATATAAAACAAAAAACATTGAAAATCCATCTATGAAAAACGTAATGATTATCGATAACACATTAGGTGGGTTAGAAAAAATCAATGAGGTTGTAAGTCGCAAAGGAAACACCCTATATATCATGAAGGGAATTTTTACCGAGTTTTTGAAAAAAAATCGTAACGATAGAATATATACCCCGGAGAAATTTTTACCCCATTTAAGTGAATTATTAGAGAGAAAAGAATTACTAAAAGTAGTCTATGGAGAATTTGATCATCCTGATGTTTTTGATACTAGTTTAAGCCGTATATCACACACCGTCCATAATGCATGGTACGTTAAAGAAGAAAATCGTGTAGATGGTGAGATTCGTTTAACTAGTACATTTTACGGAAAGGAAGCAAGATCTCTTGTAGATGATGATCTACCTATATTCGTTTCAAGTAGAGCAGCCGGTGTTACGGAATCAAATGGTGAAGTTACTGTAAAAAAATTATTCACATATGATGCTGTCGCAGATCCCGGTTTTTCGTCTGCTAGAATGGAATTAAAAAACATGAATGAATCGTTGGGATTCAATGAAAATGTAAACTTCAGGATATTTGATATGTCCGAGGAGTCAAAAATAAATGAATTATTCAATATGGATAAAAACGAAAACGCAACTCAATTTAAAATGGAAGAGTTCAAAACGTATTTAGACGGTGAGTTATCAAAAACACAAAAGTCCATCGAAGAAACACTTAAAAGTAAAAACTTCGATCCGGATAAACTTAATCGTCTCTATGAAGAATTCGAATCTTTGAATCATGGGCAGAAGAAGATCACCGAATATCTTGATCTAATGGCTGATACAGTCAACGTTTTAATTGAAGAAAACAAAAAATTAACGAAAAGAAACGAAAAACTTGAAGAAAAAGTAGAAAAGACCAAAGATAAAACTAAAGATCTTGTTAAACACAATGATTATTTAGCTGAAAGTCTTGAAAAAACAATGGCTTATTTGGGTTATGTAGTAGAATCAACCGATAAAGTTATTGATTATCAAAAATACATTGCTGAAAAATTAGATAATGGTATTTCCTTTATCGAATATGTTGCAGAAAATGTAGAACACACAATTAAATATAGTGAATATATCGCTGAAAATTACGATAAGATCGTTGATTATACTGAATATATCGCAGAAAATTTGGACAAGAATATCGCTTATACCGAATATGTAGCTGAAAATCTTGATAACGCAATTGATTATGCTGAATATATTGGTGAAAACGCTGAAAAAATCATTGATTACACACAATATATCGCTGAAAACGTAGATAACGCAATCAGATATACTGAATATGTTGGTGAAAACGCAGACAATTCAATTAAATATACTGAATATGTAGCAGAAAATGTAACCGATGTTATGGCTTATCAAAAATATCAAGCAGAAGTTCAAGATAGACATATCGATTTTACAAATAAACTAGTTGAAAAACTTAATGCTACTGGAACACTTGTTACAGAAGCTATGGAAGATTTAAAATCAGATAATCCTGAACAATATTATGAAGATCAACCAAAACCAGAAGGTGGTGAAGAAACACCAGCCCCTGAAGAAACTCCAGCTCAAACTGAAGAACCAACTAATGTTGAAGAACCAAAACCAGAAGAAGGACAACCAGAAGAAGGTCAAGCAGAAGAAGGAAAACCAGAAGACATCGAAGGTGTAAATGCCGAAGAAGTACAAGGTGAAGGTGGTGAAGAAGAATCAGAAATTGGTATCGTTCCGGGTATGGTTGTACAAATTGATGATGACAAAACAGGTGAAGTATTAGCAACTAATGATGAAACCGGTATTGTTGTTGTTAAAATGGGTGAAACCGGAGAAGCTCAAGAAATTGAAGAATCAAGAGTTAAATTTTTGAGCAACGGTAAATTATACGAAAATGAAAACAAATTACATACAGAAGCTAAGAATTTAATTTTAGAGTTTAAAAAACGTGAAGCATCTAAAGTGGAAGACCCTCACTTCTTATTATTCCTTACTGAAAAGCAGAAAGCCAGTTATTATGGTTTAACTCCTGAAGACAAGGAAAAAGTAAACTTTGCAATGAACGAAAACAAAGGAAATTACACAAATGCAAATGAGGTCTTATCAATAATTCAAAGAGCTATTGCAAAACAAACCAGACCACTTAATGAAATGTTGGTCGAAAATATTCCTAGTGATTTAAAACCACTTTGGGAAAAATTAAATCCAAAAGTACAAGAAGGTATCTTAAGCGGAGCACAATTTTATACAAACTTGACAGAGGATAAAATCGAGTCATTCTGGGTAACTAGAGACCTCGAAACATATGTTTCAAACTTAAATGCAGGAAAAAAGGTGTTGAACGAAAACATAAATACCTATGATAATGGAAAACTGTCAGATGAACAACTTGAATCTATGAAAAATATCATTCTTAACAGATATTAATCTGTTAACTATATGTTTAACTAATGAAAATGGAAAAAAGTGAGTATTTAGATTAAATATATACTAAAAAATAATAAAAAAATAAATTATGGCACACTTTATAGTAGATAAAGCAAAAGCTTTAAAAAAATGGGCTCCGATTCTTGAAGCATTAAAAGTAAAAGATGATGAAAAGAGAGAATGGATGGCCGAATACGCTGAAATGCACCAGCTTCATATTAATGAAAACGTAGCATACGCAACCCTTAACGGTAACGGTATGGGTAATATCTTAGCTCCACAAGTTGGAACTATTCCGGGTTCAGTTTGGCAAGCAGGTGCTGGCACAATTGGTAGTGGTGATGTAGCTCAAAATTTACTTCCAGTAAGTATGAAGATAGCTGCTCAAACTATTGGTTTAGACCTAGTAGCTGTAAAACCAACCGCTTCTCCAAGAATCGAATTGTTATTCGTAGATTTCAAATACGATAACGCTTTTGGTGATGGAATTCGTGAAGATCAAGAAGCTGAACAAAGACCTTTGGTTTTTAAATTAACAACAACTTCACAAGATGCAATTATTAAAGCTGATTTACAATTACAGTTATCAGTTTTAGGTATTAAAGAAAGAGTTGGTGGTTTAACCAGAAGAACTTGGGTTTATTTAGGTGTAGCTGGTAAAACAGCAGCTGAAATCGCAGCAGGTCCGGGAACTGGTTCAAAAACAAACTGGTTAGAATTCTTAGGATTCTCCAGAATTGATGGTTTACCAATTTTCCGTTGCTATCGTCAAGCAGGTTTCACAGTAGGTCCTTTAGTACCTCAAGATGGTTCATCAGCATGGGCATTATCAAAGAACACATTCGATCAAATAACTCCTATGACAACTACAATGGCAGCTGGTTTCTTGTACATTAACGCTGCTGTATTAAATAACGTTCCTACAACCGTATTACCTACAGGTTATTTATCAGGTGTTACTATTCAGTTAGTTTCATTATTGGAAGATCAATTACCGGGTTTCTCCTCAAATTTCAATGATATGGAAAGTCCTTGGAATAATGACGGAACCACAGGTGATGATAACTTCGGTGGAACTTCAAAGAAACACAGTGGTTATGGTCCAATGAACAGATATCAGGATGAAAAAACCTATCCGGGTGTAATCGGTCCTGACGTATTTACCAAAGTTGTTACTGTTGGTGATATCGAAATCAGTTCAACATTAAAGAGAACCCAAATTGAAGATATTAAAGCCGCAACAGGTATGGATATCGTTCAAAAATTGGAAGGAGTTCTTATCAATGAATTAACACAAGTTATTTCAAAGGAAATCGTAGCTAAAATCAGAAGTTTAGCTTTGAAAAACAGAGTTTCTTATACATGTCCTAAGAACGCTGACTTAACAAGTAAATTCGACTTCAACGTTGATACTTATTTGACAACAGCAGGTGTTCCGGGTGGTGAAACAACCCATTCAATCCAACGTAAGTTAGTTGCTAAGATCAACAACGCTTCTAACTTCATCGCAACCGATGGAAGAATAGGTCCGGCTCAATATTTAGTAACAAACGGTAACATCGCTTCCGTATTACAAGATATCGCTGGTTATACACTTAATCCAACTAACGTTGGTAAGTTAAACACCAATGGACAACTTTACCCAATGGGAAATATAGGAAATATTCAAATCTATGTTGACCCTTATATGAGATGGGATGACAATTTCATCTATGTAGGTAGAAAAAATACAGTAGATCAACCGGGTCTTGTATTCATTCCTTACTTAATGGCACAGTCAATTTCTCTAATTTCAGAAGCAACTTGGGCACCTAGAATGTTAATTCGTTCAAGATATGCAGTTAGTGATATCGGTTTCTTCCCAGAAAAACAATTTATGGGAATAGCTGTAACAGACACACACGGTTACTTAATCTAATTGATTTTAGAATATACAAAAAAGCCAGATTTATTCTGGCTTTTTTTTGCTTTAAACTTTCTATAATTATATGAATATAATAATTTGAGCCATTAAAATTAATATATAGGTATAAATAATTGTGCTATTGAAATGATAATTACAAAAGAAATAGAAATAAAAACCACAAATAAGAATATTGGATATTATAAGAATATTGGATTTGAAATAAAATCTGGTGATATAATAACAATAATTCCAGAACAATTACCACTTTCATCTAAAATAAAAATAAATGTAGAATGTGATAATTGTCATGACAAATATAAAATAATTTATTTTTCTTACTTAAGGAATATAAAAAATGGAGATTATTATTGTAAAAAATGTTCTCATATAAAGGGGGAGAAAACTAATATGTTAAAATATGGTGTCAAACATCCATTACAATCTAAAGATATACAAGAAAAATCTAAAAAAACAAATCTTCAAAAATATGGTTTTGAATATCCGGGACAAAATTCAGAAATAAAAGATAAAATAAAAGAAACTTGTTTATCTAAATATGGTGAAACTTCTTTTATGAAAACAAAATCATTTAAAGAATTATCAGAAGAAACATTAATTAGAAAATATGGTGTAAATCATCCGTTAAGAAGTGATGATATAAAAGAAAAAATAAAAGATACCTGCATTGAAAAATATGGTTGTGAATATCCTAGTCAAAATAATATTATAAAAGAAAAAATAAAAGTTACAAAAAAAGAAAAATATAATGATGAAAATTATAACAATAGAAAAAAATATAAAGAAACGTGTTTAGAAATATTTGGGTATGAAAATCCAATGTCAAATTTCGATGTTCAAGATAAATTAAAAAAATCACTGATGGATAAATATGGTGTAGAATATCCAGCACAATATGAAATTTTTTATGAAAAAATGTTGAAAAGTGGTTATAAAATAAAGAAATATAAAGATATATATTATCAAGGTGAATATGAGTATGATTTTTTGGAAAAATATTATGATTTAGGAATATCTAGAGGAAATTCTATAAAATATGAATATAACAATTCTATACATATATATTTTCCTGATTTTTATTATAAACCATTAAATTTAATTGTAGAAATAAAATCATCTAAGTGGTATGAAGAACATTTATCTAAAAATTTATCTAAGAGAAAAGCTTGCCAACAACAAGGATATAATTTTATTTTTATTATTGATAAAAAATATGAAATATTTGATAAATTAATAAGTAAGATAATTTATAATAAGGAACATTCTTGGCAATATGATATTAGATTAAATGATGTTGTAGAACAAAACAATTTTTTAAAAATTTCAGATTTCTCTTTTAATTATGTACCAGATTCTAATAAAGATGAATGTAATAAAATAAAAAAATTTATAGAAAAATACGAATGGTTAGGAAAAATGCCAAATAGACCAACACATAGATTTATTGCGAAATATAATAATGAAATTGCTGGTGTGGTTGTTTTTGCAACACCGAATTCATTTTCTAAATTATTGGGGGATAATACAGATAAATTAGAAAAATTAATAAGCAGAGGAGCTTGTGCATCTTGGACTCCAAAAAATTTAGCATCATCTTTAATTATGTGGTCTATTAAATGGATGATTCAAAATACACAATTTAGACTATTTACAGCTTATTCTGATCCAGAAGCCAAAGAATTAGGAACTATTTATCAAGCCTGTAATTTTATTTATTTGGGTCAAAAATATGGTAGTGAAACTGTATATTTTGATATAAATAAATCACATTTAGGTTGGTTTTCCAATAGAAATTTTCATAGAAGGAGTATGTATAAAAAAACAGCTAAAAAATTAAATATTGAAATAACTTGGAATAAAGTAAGTGAAATACCAATAAATATAAAAAATATTTTGAATTCAAAAATAGATGAATATCAACAGACTTGTATCAAAAGATATTCGAAACCAAAACACAAATATGCTTATATTTTAGGTAAAGATAACAAAGAAACAAAATATCTTAAAAAATTATTTGAGGAAAAAAATCCAAAGTTGATTGGGTTGAAATATCCTAAAAATAGATAATTATTTTTCATCATTGATCATATCATCAATGATTGTTTTTTTATTTTTTATTTCTATTTCTAGTTTGTATATTCTTTTATTTAGTTCTGTCATATCATCATTTAAGGATGAAATAAGACCACTACAAATATCAATTATTTTTATTTCTTCTTTGGTTAATTCATCTTCATTCAGAAGAAGTTCCTGACAAATCAATTCGGTTAATTTTTCTTTAATCAATGTTTGTGAGTTTCTGGTTCAATATGGATGTTTATTTTTGAAGTTGGGTGTATTTTCTTTATTTCTTTTTCCATTTCATCTGATATTTCATGTGCTTCACATATAGGTAAATGATTTTGAACATGAATACAAAACTCAACGAAATACACTTCACCAGATTGTCTTACTTTAAAATCGTGATAATGTTTTATTCGTTTAAATATTTCAAAAGTTTTTACAATAATTTCTATTTCATCCGTTACACCATCAGGAGCTTTATCGAGTAAAGCATCAATAGATTTTTTACCCATTCTATAAGATACAAAAATGATAATCATAGATACAATCATAGCGGCAACGGCATCTGCATAGTTTAGGAATTTGAATCCGGTATATTTACCTATGGTAACACATATTAAACCGAATAAAACTACTGCAGAACTCCAAATATCTGTAGAAAAATGTAGAGCATCCGCTTCTAATGCTTGACTATTGAATTTTTTAGCGGCTTTCATTAATTTTCTGGATCTCCAAAAATCAATAGAAATTGATGTTAAAACAACAAGATAACTGAATACGGTAACTTCGATTTCAACTTTTCCTGTTATAAATCTTTGAATTGATTCATAAAAAATATAAATACAGGTTCCAAATAATAATAAAGTTTCAAATAAAGCTGAAAAATTTTCAACTTTACCATGTCCGTAATGGTGATCCTTATCAGCATCTCTACAAGATAATTTGACAGCATATAATGTTACAACGGTGGCTATCAAATCAAAGAAAGAGTGAAAAGCTTCAGATAGAATACCTAAACTATTAGTAGAATATCCTATAAAAAATTTGAATCCAGTAAGGAAAATAGCTGCGCCTACGGACATTAAGGCTACATACCTTTTTTCTTTCACTCTTTTATTCTTTTAATATATTTATCGCAATACAATTCGTTTTCGAATTTATTTTTTTGATATAATGCCCAACGATATCAACGGCTCTTACAACAGTTGTGAATTCTCTGGTTGAACCGGTGCAATAAGAAGCCCATTCTTCTACACCAAGTTCATTGAGTAATTCAACAAGGGCTGTTGAATACAATTCAACTTCTGACCAATTTTTCAAATCAGCAATATCAGATCTTGAATATCCACTATAAACTTTCATCCTAAGATAGTCATGATGATAAGTGTAAGGAACTCTTGATTCTGAATGTGGAAGAAGAGTAAACAGATATTTGATATCTTCTACCAGTTGTTCTTCATAAGTCTTTTTCATAATTATTTTTTGTTTATGATATCAATCATTTTTTCCATATTATCTTCCCAATCACATTTTTCTTTGACGAATTGAAAAGGAACAGAACCTTGATGACCCAATCGTTCATCAACCCAAGCATCACAATAATTAACCCAATCTAAAATAACCGATTTAGCATTAACTTTGGTTATAATGTAAAGAGCATAAGAGTCAGCCATTGGAAATTTAATAGTGCGACCAAGAAGTGTTTTATTAGATCTGGCAATTGATTTTAACTCCTCAATCATATTATCTTGTTTTTCCATTTTTTCGATAATATCGAAGTTATCATCAGATTCGTTGGAGAACTTAAGAAATTCCTGTAATTTTTCCTGTAATTTTTCCATTGTGTTTGTTTTGTAATACAAAATTACGGATATTCTTGTAAATAAAAAAATTATGATTTATAAAGTCCCGTCAAAGAAAACAACTACATCTTTAGTGTAGTTTGATGAATTTGACAAAAACCCATTATTTTTAATCAATATATATATTTAACTAGAAATAGTTTTAAATTTTAATCGTTCTTT